ATGATTCAATCAGCCAGTGATATTCAGAAACGTAGCGATGAAAAGCGCGGCATCAAACCCAAAACCTATAAGCTTCCTTTGGACACAATTGCGCGGATTGAGTTACTCGCCAGCCAGGGTGGTATGTCCCAGGGAGCGATTATAACGGCAGCCATCGATATCTATGAGCGGTCGCTTAATCCATAACAACAAGCCAGGTATATTGTCGCGGCGAGCGTAATTACGCCGCGACGATTCAGTGCAAACAAACGTTTGCACAGGTTGCGTCCATTAAGTCAGTTCTCTTACCAATCTCACACCCGCCTCTGTCAGCCTGACTTCATAGTACCGTGTGATATCAGTTGGCAAATAGGCAAACTCAACCAGACCATCGCGCAGCAGTGGTGCCAGACTGCGGCAATTAACTTCCTTTAGCTTGCGAGTTTTGTCATCACGTCTGACTTCCAGCCCTATTGCTTTGTCACCGCGGAGTAAATATTTCGCTCCTTTCAGCATGCGTTGTAGGGCGTTACTTTTCTCCAGTGAAATAATCATTAAGTTCTCCCGGCAAAAGTTGCTAACGGTAGTCACTCATATTTCCCCAACGTTTCCCGCATCTGTGACAGGTGACTAACTCCCCGACACGCCGCGGATCATGACCCGGTTGTGATTTGTGAAGATACTGTTGCGATAGTTTTAACAATATAACCGGTATATATCCGACTAATAAGCCGAAAAATCATTAGGCATTCTCCTGGATCTCCAGGATATCTGTACGTGGGAAGCGATGAAATATTAGCCTGACAGATATTACATGAGGGATTGGCTTGCGTGGTATTCAGACCGCACAGTCACGCCAGAACAAAAACAAAAAAACCGCCCTTGGGCGGTCACGACATCACTGCTTATTGCTTTGATTTTATTCGGTTTGAATCGGTATTCAATATGGTGCCCGGGGCGGGACTTGAACCCGCACGACCTTACGATCGAGGGATTTTAAATCAGGCGCTTTATGTATGATTTACAATGCTTTGGTTGACATTTTCATAAAAAAAGCTCAAAAATCACACTCAACATATCAGATGCTTACGGTTCATGTAAGCGGCATATTATGAAGGTTTTTCCTTAAACGTGAGGGACTTATGGCTGATATCGTAACTGGATTGGCTGCACTCAAAACGGCTTTTGATCTCGCTAAAGAAATAAAAAATGCTACCAGCGCATATACTGATGCCGAGATGCGCCTTAAATTTAGCGAATTATATTCCGTACTCTCAGAAGCAAAAATTGAGCTTGCCGATGCTCAACTTGAAATGCACGAACTAAAGAGGCAGATAACGGAATTGCAGGGCAAAATAAACGCCTCTGACGACCTGGATTTTAGAGATTCAGTATATTGGCGGACTACTCCGATAGATGGTAAACCAAATGGCCCTTTTTGCCCAAAATGCTATGAAGGTCCCCTTAAAAAATTATCATCAATGAGTCCTGTTGATGGCCACTTTAAATTTGCTGGTCGATATAAATGCAACACTTGCGCCACTTATGTGAAGTAAGTTAACACTGTCATGGGGTGTCAGGGGTCGGAGGTTCAAATCCTCTCGTGCCGACCAAAATTCCCTGAGAAAGCAGCCATTTACGGCTGCTTTTTTATTGCCTGAATTTCGCAATGGTAAAACGATGGCAAAATGGTGGTAAAACTCACCTACTCGCATGAGGCAAATCCAGGCTGCGACCAAAGGCCCCGAGGATGCACTATGCTTAAGTGGCAACATTAAGTTGTATGAAAAGGGATGCCACGTATGAGACATTCGTTAGGTTGGATGATGATTATCTTTGTGAGTCTGCTTGCTTTGGCGGGATGTTATCACCCTGACAGGCCAATCGGCCCTGATGGTCGACCTAATGTACCAGCTGAGCAATCAATCCCAGGTGGACCGATGAGCAAAGGGCCAGTGGGACAACCTGAAGCATAGGACGCTCAACCATGCCCAGGATGATTCTAATTACACCCTCTTCTGAGAAGGTTTGCAGCATCCTTTGCTATGGCCTTTACGGGCAATTCTTTCGATGCAGCAGCGATACGCTCAAGTTCATACAAAAGGTTATCGCGATTGAGCGGTATACCCTTTGCGCTTAACTCGATTACTGCTGTACCTATTGCACATCCAATCATACCTGCTCTATGCGAAATCAGTTCTTTCATTTTTCACTACAGTCTCATCATCTGCTTCAGTAATAAGCATAGTGGGGAACAGTGAGCTTTCCATCGCTGCGATCTGTGACATAGAACACATTAACGATTATAACAATTCATCTTTCTCATAACGAATTTTTTTTGCATAAAATGCTATGAGAAAAATCCTGATTGCCAGCGTGAAGTTTGACATGTACTCTTTCTCATCAAGCACTTACCCTGGTGCATAACTACAATAGCCATCCTTTCTTACCCGCTTAGGCGGGTTTTTTTGTGCGATAGCAATCTGGTATGATCAGTTACTAAATATTTATGTATAATCATCTCTCATACTTTGTATGAACTGGCTACACACAGCATGCGTAGCGTACATGAGAGATTTTGCATTTGAATGAGTTATACCTGCCATGTGCAGGTATTTTTTTGCACTACAGTCAGATACTGCTAAGCTCAAAAAATGGTATGCCACACCGACATGCCATGAGCTGATTATCCAAGACATAATTTGCCCGCGCCCACCCGTCCCGGAACGCGGGCTTTTTTAAGAACCAGCACCTTCCAGCGCAGCGATGCGGTCCTCCAAGGCCGTGATGGCCTTGTTCTGGGCGCTTATCAATTTCTGCTGCGCCTGGACAGCCATCGTGAGTTTTGCTATCAAAGCTACTTGGTCCAAGGTGTAAGCGTTCGGGTTGTTTGGATCGGCAACAATGTCATAGTCTTCCGGCAACCCATCACCTTCCACACATTCCGGGCTGACAATTTTCAGGTCATTAGCGATAAACCCAAATTTTTCGCTGGATTCGGGAATGTATTCTCCTCTGGCCTTATATTTAAAAGTGGCTATCTTCCATTGGGCCACTTCATCCAGCGCTGCCTCTGGATTTGCCTGATATTCAATATCTTTCTTCAATCCCTTATCAGAAGAGGATTGTGTGGTGACGTATCCGATAAAGGATGTGCCAATAAACATGCCGAGAGCAACGTTGCTATTGTAGTTCCAATAAAAGTTCCATGACACAGACTCATCTATCGCTCCTGTAGAGCCTGCTTTCGAGGCATACCCTGCCTGCGCAACGAAGCGAGACGATAAATTCAACAAGGTGTTTGAGCTTGCTATTATCCGGTGGGTGTAGTCAGCAGAACTGGTTCCGTAGTGGAAGTCTATAAAAGGAGTTGCGGCATACAACTCCAGACTACTCAGGTTAACAGTATTGGTAATTCCCAAACCAAGATCATCTCTGGCCGTTGAAGCTGTCCTGCCGTCTAAAAGCGCCTTCCAGGCGGTAGAAGCTGTTTTAGCTCCGGTTCCTCCCTGTGCAATTGATAATGCAGTCGTTAATCCTGTAAGCGAAGTAATATCACTATTCGCTCCATTCCCTGCTTTACCAGCGAGCGTGGTTGCAATGCCGTTCCACGCAGGGCCAGTAAAACTGGTGCCATCTGGAAGATTAACCGTAATATTACCTGTGCCGGTATAAATCTGCTGCCAGTTTGCCTTCTCCTGAATCATCCCTCGCGCAACCATTGCGAAGTCATTCAGGATTTTTTGAGTGATGGCGACCCGGATTGATGCAGGTACGGCGTTCCATGACAGACCGCTGGTCGTTGGTCCATCAAATGCTACAGACAAAGTCAGGCTGACATCTGAAGCTATTGACGCAACCACCAGCGTGTAGGGTGCGCCTCCTACAGTGACGTATACGAAATCACCAGGAGATAGCTCTGTGGTGAATGTGGTTCCCGTACCGTTAACAGCTGTAGAGCCATTGGTTAACGCAATAGTACCTGCCGACATGATTTTCTCCGGGCAATAAAAAACCCGGCGCAGTGGCCGAGTTCATCTTTAAACTTTACAGGCAGCGCTTTATCGCTGCTGTTCTCTTTTTTATTCCTCGCCAGGGGTCCAGTGCACCCCTTAGCGAATAGTAATTAACTACGGTTTTGCCATTTTCCTCGAAAGAATCAGCATTATCACTAACACCCAGCACACTGAAATACTTACCTGTTTTCTGCTGTGTCACAGGATAACCAAGCGGGTGTTGTTGCCACTCTGACAAAATGCACTCCTGAACATTCTGTGCTGGTTTTGAACTGTAAAAGGTTTCCAGAGGCTTGTAGTCTTCCCTGTATGTGTAGGTGTTAACACAACCGGCAAGAGCACTGATGGTAATTAATAAAAAAAATTTCTTATGCACAATTCCCTCGCAAAAAATAGTGGTGAAATTTTGCAAGGCAGATTACCACAAGTTCTGGTGGTTAGTTTGCTTTGAATACTATGTGCAAATTAATATCTTTTTGTGGCTTCTCGGGTGGAAATTCCCAGTGCCCAATGTCTTTTCTTACGCTCCCTTCAAACACGTACTTTGGTTCTGCATTCAGCACCCTGATGTTTTCAGCTCGCCCCTCTTTGTTGATGTCATATAGCACATCGACAATGCCATTAATCCGTAGCCTCTCTGCGCGTTCAGGGTACTTAATGCTGTTAGCAGATGCTGCGTTGCTCAAGATAAGGATGGCTACAACTGCACATAATTTATTCATTCACACCTCCATCTAAAGGTATGAAAGCCCCTGCAAGGAATTACGACAAATCATTAAATCGATCTTAAAGATCGATTTTGCTTAAGATAGATTGGAAAGTATTCCGTAGGGAATGCGCAACCCATAAGGCTTAAGTGAATTAGCCCATGTTAACTGATTCTGATTTACCCACTGACACTGTAACGTTCCATTCGAAAATTTAAAAAACGGGCCGGAGAATCCAGTTACGGAACCATCATCTGATATATTTCCACCAGGAACCGAACTCACAAGAATCCAGACATTAGTTCCAATGCTTTGCGAATACACCGTATTATCAAGGTCAAAATTTGCCGGTATATCAAAAAAACCAAGAATTCTCGGTATTTTTGCAGCCATGACGGCAGACCAGATTAATTCACCAGAAGAGTTAAAGACATCCCTGTAACCACTTTCGACTGGCATATCACTCCTGGTTCTTGCCATGCTGCCCGCATTAGCCGTCATCCAGTCGGGGCCAGTAAAGAACATCTTGGCGTTATTATTTGGCTTAAACCATCGCAGATGGTCATCAAGAGCCACACTATTGATGACATGCCCCATATCAGTTGAATTACCTAACTGGCATGAAATATTGTAATAACCAATATCGGTTAATCCAGTATAAGTCACCGTATCTTTATAATAGGTACCTTTGTAATCAGAATCGACAACAAGAGCACCAGCAGAATTAAATACCTGATATCCACTCATAAGAACGCATACATATCCAGTGTGAGTGTAACGGCGGCTGTGTAAGAGGAAAGTTTAAAAACAAGAAAACCACCATTGTAGGCCCGCGCAGCGAAATTAGCAGGGGTAAAATAAGATGTGCTTGATGCAGAGACTACTACGATAAAAGACCCTGTATCCGTCATTCCGTTAAAAGAACCGGTCGCAACATTTGAATTGGCAGGAATAGTAACAGTTGTCCTGCCAAGATAACGCGTGTTGTAATCACCAATATCAACGATCAGTTTACCAGTAGCATCCCAGCACTGAAGTCCACCGGGCATATTTCCCCCTTACCAGAGTCCGTCCCTGATGCGTAAAGTTCCATTGGCATCATAAACCTGCCTTAATGTGCCTGTATCAACCACCCTGCCAGAACCATTAGCAGCATTTCTTTCAAAGGTTCCAGACTTATCAAGACGCCAGCCGCTTGTGCCAGAAACATAGTCGTTCGACTGGATATAACTACCAATCATAGCGTTGTTGATCCATCCATCACCGATAAACGCCTGGCTGATTAATACCTGTCCGTTACTCACCACAAACGGCGAATACACGTTATCGCCGCTACCGCTCATAATGACGAATTGATTCGCGTTAATCGCGACTCGGGTCGTCACTGCTGTGCCATTAATGGTTACGGCAATTGATAACCCAGCATCATAATTAACCCCGCCATATTTGACGCCAGCTTTCATGGTGTAGATAGCTGAACCACCAGAGGCATCAGCATAGGCGGTCATTTTCTCCTGGATAGCCGCCTGCTGATCAGCGAACTGAGCAACAACATCCGTTTCCAGTTGAGCGACGGAACTTTGTGCATCTGTCGCAACTTTCTGAGCCTGAATAATTCCGGCGCGATTCTCACCGAACTGTGACCATTGCTGATTCACAGTATCGTAATTTGCCAGGATGTTTTCGGCCAGGGCCTGCGGGTCAGTGATCAAAGGATCAAGTAATGCTTCCCCGTCTTCCGATTGCAGGAAATCTTCAACAGCACTTCCAATCAGATCATTGGCGTCGGTATTGCTCGCACCGGCAACAAAATCAGTCCAGTCGCCCACGTTCCCGATTTTGTCCACCAGCCTTGCCCGATACCAGCGGCGAACACCAGCAGGCATCGGGCCATGCTGATAGCTGACGCCGGGATAAGGTACATAGGCCAGGAACAGCGGGTTTAGTCCGTCTGCCGTTGTGGCAACTTCCAGCTCGGTGTAAGCCGTGTCGCCGGAACCGGCAGGAAAGCCCCACTGAATATCGATAGCCCACACAACATCGGTGGAGGCCAGAAGGCTGACCGGCGTTCCGGGCTTGCCCACTTTCCCGGTGAGCGTGGTTGACTGCGCATAGCCCCAAGGTGACGACACATCGACCGCATTCACGGCGCGCACGCGAACGTCATACACTCCCGCATAAATCCCGGAAATGGTGAAGCCCTTCGCGCTCTGCTGCCCCACATTCACCCAGTCGCCGTTATCCTTGCGCCACTGTGCGGTGTAGCTGATGGCGTTCGCCACTGCATCCCATGTGACCTGCATGCAGGCAACGTTAAGCCCCTGCTCTACGTAATCAACCTGAGTGATGGTCACGTTTTTCGGTGCATCCATAACACTCGGTGGCGTCACGGTAATGGGTGCTGGGTCGATCTTCACACCGTCATCGATATAACGGTATTTGTTCGGGTCGTGCTGCACCCCGGCAATGGTAAACGTCCCATCATCGTTGGAGGCAATCGACGTTACGCGGAAATACTGAATCGCGAGGTTATCGCTGTCGATGGCCCATACCGCGCCTGCCGCTGGCGTCTGACTGAATGCCGTGTTTACCGTCACCGTCCGTTTATCCGTGCTGACTGACGCAATGTTCCGCGTCTGCGCGGTTCCGTCCGGCAGGTTAACCACCAGCCGATCGCCTGCTGCGTAATCCGCCTCACGGTCCAGACCGATATTCAGGCCATTAACGGAGCTGATGCGCCCGCCGTTCTGTTTACCTGCCCGGAACGGATCAGCAACGCCAATAATTTCAGCCGGCAGCGGGATATAACCGTCCAGGCCGACACCAAACGAAATGGTCCCATCTTTCGCATTTGACAGAATGGCCCAGCGGCCACGGCGATGCGCTTCGCTCTGTGACGTGCAGCCGATGGCGGTGATCTGCGTTTCATTGACGCCGTAGCGCTGAACGAGATCGGCCTCATACACACCTTCAACCGTGTCCGCGTAGTGGTTCTGCGGGTCTGACCATGACACCTGACAGGAGGTATAGCGGTTTTTATAAGAGCCACCAGCATACGTAAAAAGTCCGTCAATGACGTTTGATGAGTGATAGACGAAATCCACGTCATCTTGCGGCACGTCAGCTTTTACATAAATCTGGTCGTTACCCCAGAATGTAATACCGCGATATATAGCCGCAATATCTTTCAGAACGGTGTAAGCATCCTGCTGACTCTGGATGTAAACGTTACAGGTAAAGCGCGGCTCTGTGCCGCCTGCGCCGTCTGACACCATCTCATCGCAATACTGCGCAATGGTGTAAAGCTGCCACTTGTCAATCATGGTGGCATCGACACGGTTTCCCATGCCATAAATTTCATCAAGCACCTGGTCGTAAAAAATCCAGGCCGGATTATCCGTCCAGGCCAGTTTAAAATCTCCTGTCCATGTGCCGCTGTAGGTGCGCGTAACCGGGTCGTAAGTCGTCGGAACACGCACCAGCTTCCCATACGGCTTACAGGTGATTTTCGGGGCGCTGCCGTTGAACTGGCTGGAGTCCAACTCGATGTAAAGTAATGCAGTGTTTGGGTAGCGTAATTTGCTGTCGATAACTTCAGCAAAGGAATACACCTTGAAGGCGTTGATCAGTTTGGTGGAGGTTGAATCAGCAGTGATGCGCCGCACGCGTACAGACCAGCCGGTTGTGGCCGCAGGCAGATTAATACGGTGATCGCGCTGATATTCTGATGTGGTTTTACCGTCAAAGCTGCCGCTGACCACGTTCACCCAGGCTGCGCCATCAGTGGACAGGTCGATCGCGTATTGCGTGACGGTCCCGACCATGTCGCCGTTGTCTTTATACAGATACTGCACCGGCAGGCTCAGTTTTACGCGCACAGCATCCAGCGTCAGATCGGTAAACTGCCGGGTCCAGGGTGATGACGTTGTTACTTCAACGCCAACAGAAGACTCATTATCGATCTCCGGCATGCCCTGAATATAGGTCTGGTCCTGCGTTCCGTTGCGGTAATCCCACACAACGCCGGTAAAATTGTATGTCCCGTCTTCGTTCGCCAGTTGGGTATCATTCAGGTAAATCTGCTGCGCAGTCAGCCCACCCTGAATTTCACCTTCTGAAATCGCCAGCAGCATTTTCAGTTTGGCAACCGATAACAGATCATCCGGTTCTTCGACCGGCGTATGTGCGCTACTGCCGCCGCCTTTGTTGCCCTGGATTAACGCACCGTCAAGAAGTCGCATATCGCACCCATAAAAAAAGCCACCCGAAGGTGGCTTGCTGATTTATTCATTTTTTACTGCTGGTCGCTGGAGAAGATACCCGCGCTGATAATGGCACCGCCTATTTCACGCCTGCCATACAGAATCGGGACCGGATAACCCATCGCAACCGTGTTAACCGGGGAGCCAAACGCATAGTTAGGCTGGTTATCGGTACTGGATGCCGATCCGATGTTGTAGCTGGGCTGAGGCGTCAGCATGCTGACCACGCCGCCGAGCATCATGCTGATGCCGATACTGGTTAGCGCAGTCACAGCCAGTCCGGTTGCCGTGGTCGCTCCAAGCATCGCCCCCCACGCCGCCAGGCTCGCGCCAGCAGTAAAAAAGGCGGCCACCAGAGCAACAGCGCCGATCACAATCTGAAGCACACCGGCCTGCTTGCTTCCTTCAATGACCTGAGTCATGCGGTATTCAGTTGCACCCGAAGACATATCGAACTCTTCCAGGCTGATATTTTTACCGGCGCTGTAAAAAGCAAAACGCACCTTCTCAATGTGCGCATTTGAAAGGTATTTCTTGAAACCCGGAACCTGAGAGCACATCGCACGCAGCATTTCATTCAGGTCGGCTACGTGAAACTGATGCACCTTGCCAAACTTTTTTGCCAGGGCACCGGAGAGGATCATTTTCTTAAGCACCGAGTAACTCCTTATGCCTGACGATACGCACAGTGCGGTCACGATAATATTTTCCGTAAGGAACCCGCGCAGAAAGGTTGCCAAAGGCATGATGCAACATGATGTTATTCCCGAGATAAACGGCTGCGTGATTAGTAACAGGAGCCTGAACCCGCATCATGATCACATCACCCGGCTTCATGTCTGTCACATCTACTTCGGTGAAGCCTTCTGCCTGCCAGTTATCGTCATAGCGGTTTTCTTTGCCATCCACCCACCACTCGTAATCGACTGACCAGTTGTTAAGGATTACGCTGCGCTCCTGCCGGAAATAGTCCCGGACCAGCGTCCAGCAGTCGGCGTGCCCCAGCACCCAGCGCCGTCCGGCCAGCTCCCTGTCACCACGCGGGGAGATGGTGCAAAAGTCACCTTCAGGCCAGGACATAATCCCCCACTCAACACCGGAGTGATCGCACTGAATACGGTCAAGCTCGGACGGTATCAGCTGCACAACGTCAGGGTGAGAGTGGATAATCATCAGCACTTCACCCTTATTCTCCGCTTCAGCGAAATCATCCGGCGACAGCGTGAAATGCTCTTTCGGGGTTTCAGAGATGTTCCGACAGGGGATGTATTCCTGCGACTGCCCCGACTGCACAATCACCCCGCATGCCTCATTGGGGTATTCAGCCGCTACGTGTTCACGTATGGCGCTCATGATTTTTTCACGCATGATTATTTGCCCTGGAGATTTGCAGCCGGGAAGCCGCCGAACGGCATCGGGTTTTCAGACCCAAAGCGCAACTGGCAATCACTGAGCCTGCCACCGCATACGTCGAGTGAAGGATCAGCGGTTGGCGTCCCGTCTTTCAGAAAATAGTTTGTGCCGTTGTAATCGCAGCCAGTGCCGGAGCGATACCAGCCACGCATACACCAGGTGCAAACCGGTGTAATTTGCCGGGATGGTAATTGCAGGCTCTGGACATCAAAGGGGGAGCACAGCTCAAAATCTATCTGGGCGCGCGTTTCACTTTTCTTCAAATTGACGTAGAAAACCTGCACCCTTTCATCTGTCGGGCTGGCGTTCGCGTTACCACCAGTCCAGTTTGCCGCGTCCAGATATTTCGCCAGGGTAGTGTGAATCTTCACCTTTGCCCTAACCAGATCATCATACTGAAGGCACAAATCAGTGACATAATTGCCAACATTGCCAACAGACAGGGATGGTGTTGGTTGTGACCCCGTACTGCTCAGCTCTACCCCCGTAAGTTCATAGGGGTGAGGATCGTACTGGTTACCCTGCCAGATGATGGCCGGTAGACCTTTAACAAATGCGTTCCAGTCCGATTCAGCGATATTATGCGCGTGGAATCGCAATATATCGGTCATGCCAAAGCTGGTCCCGTCAATCTCGATCAACTGAACGAGGCTACCCGGCTCAAGCTGCTGTATGTCCTGCGTAAAGCTCATAACTCACCTGATAAACGAATGCACAAAACAACACGGCGTGACATGTCACGATGTGAAGGCTTGCTCAAAGGTAAAAGAGATGTCGGCGATCTGGCCGTTCTGAAAGCTGGGTTTGATAGAGTCATATTTCACCCGATAGAGCTTTGTTTCTCCCCAGGGGTTTTCCCACCAGAAAGAGGTGGTGACGTGTGATTTCAGAAAGGCCCGGACGGCTGCCATATCAGTAACTTTGCCGTTGCACGACAAATCCCATGATTCCATCGCCTGGTTGATGCCAACGCCAGCAATCTGTTTATATCCGTCACCAAACTGAGCCTGTAACGTTGCGGTCGTGACAGTCTCGGTTGCCCCAATCCGCACGCACCAGCCGAAAGTGTCAGTTGCCATTTTGACCCCAAAGAAAAACCCGCCGTAGCGGGTCTGATGAGTTAAGAGGAACGATAAAGCACACCACCGGGCGAAATGGCCTGCCTCGCCCATTCTGTGATGGTCTGCTGCATCATTGACTTCAACTGCTTCGAAGCAGCAGCGGTATTTGTGGTGCTGGTAGAACCGCTGTCAGCGCCCTGAGAAATGCTGACCGGTGCATCTACCTGAATATTGATATTTCCGTTGCCGGAGGCACGATTGACCCCTGAAGAATAAGGAACCGAACCACCAACATAGCCACCATCGGCATAACCACGCATCATGTCGTAGAGATTTGCCACACCAATTCGCGAGGTGGCCTCTTTGGTGAAAACAAACTCACCCTTGTGCACAACACCTGCGGCTTCATGCTTTCCACCGTTACCGGTATAGCCGCCATCATCATAGGCGCTGAAACTGGTAGACATTCCCATAGCACCCACGCTGCCAGTCGAAGAAGCCCCCGCACTGACTGAGCCGAGAGCGGCCCCGCCCAGGCTACCGGCGACAGAACCGAATATGCCGGTCACGGCATTCACCACGGCCATCTGCAATGCGACTTTGGCGATCATCTGGAGGACAGATAAACCCCAACTTTTCCAGTCGGCTTTACTGCCCGTCAGCATGGCGGCCATGTTGTCCATTGCGCTGTCCATCGTGGATGTGATGCCACTGGCAACAGTCCCCGAAACATTGCTGGCACTCTCAAGCCAGTTCTCATAGCCCTTCGAGACACCATTGAGCCAGTCAGATTCGGTTGCGGAAACTGCCTGATATTTCTTTTCCAGTGCGTCCAGTGCCTGCTGGCGTGCCGCAATGGCTGCTGTGCCTTTGTCGGTTTTGTCAAAAACACGCTCCACCTGCTGCGTCTCGTCGTACCGGCTGCGCTGACGGTCACTCATTCCAGCCGTATCGGTGGTCTGAACGGCTTCATCACGATATTTACGGGCGGCATCTGTCAGGTCTTTGAGGGCTTCGACCTGATCGCGCTGCTTCTTCACATTCGCATCAGCACGCTGCGTCCATGTTGCAAGCTCTGATGAGGATTCCCGGATAGCTTTAAGTTGCTCCTGAGTCCACTTTGTACCGGCCTGGTGAGCAGCAGCATAAAGATCAGCCGCCTTTTCTCCCTCCGTGGCGCGAACTTTCTGAACCTCAATAGCGACACTGAGATCGGCCATCTTCCGGGCATAGTTTTCGGCGGTCGTTGCCGCTTCCCGCTCCGCCTTGTTCTGCGCATTTGTTGCCGCTGTTCCGTCCTTTTTCGCCTGAGCGGCAGCAGCATCTTTCTTCGCTGCCTGGTCCTTGTTATAGACGTAGGTTGTATACAGTGCGCCAGTCAGTTTCAGATCGTCGGCTTCATACTGATACTGACGATGAAGTTTTTCCAGGCCATCCAGGCTTGCCAGCTCGTTATCGCGGCGGGCCTTCTCCAGTGCGGTCTGCTGTTGCGGTGTGGCATTCGATGTTGATACCACCGGCCCCTGATACTGCGGCGGGGTTGCGCCAGCAGTCGCAGACATTGAGCGATTAAGCAGGTCATATGCACCTTTCAGGATGGAAACCGCGCCTGCCTGCTCAACAGCCTTTTTCGTGGCAAGATCGCTGGCATCGTTAACCAGCTTTTGTGTTGCCTCAACTTTCGCCGCAGCGTCTTCACGCTGATATTCGAGCTTGTTCAGCTTATCCGTCAGTTCAACGTTTTTAGCCGTGATATCGGCCTGATCCATGAACGTGTTGATATACGTAAGCGTGGGGTGTTTGTTGTAATCCTGCTGAATCTGGTCGAGCGCGGAGAGGCTGTCTTTCACTTTCAGAATCTGAGCGTCGAGATCGCTCAGGTCTTTCTGCTGCGCCTGTAACGATGTCCGGGCATCAGCGGCGGTTGATTTCAGGCCCAATACAGACATCTGCTGTAGTTTGGCGTTAATCTCATCGAGATTATTGGCGAAGCCGACTGCCTCTTTATGTGCCTGCTGGGTGTTCTGGTACAGTCCGTACATCGCCGCACCGGCACCGATAATGACGCCGGGCCAGCCGCCAAGAATGCCGAGAATGCCACTACCTAACCGGGACATCGTCGAGGCGGTGTTGGTCAGGTTGGTGATAGCAGACGAACGCCCAGCTATAGCATTGTTAAGACCTGACTGAGCTGCCGTAAGATTCCGCTCTGCAACAATCTGAGCCTCAATTGAAACTGCTGCCGCTTTCGCCTGCTGGGCGCGATAAAGTGTCTGCCTTGCCGCTGCCACGCTGACCTGAGCACCCCGGACCTGAGCCTGCGCGAGCGCCACCTCAGCCGCAGTACTGGATACTACCGCTGCCGTTGACTGCGCGACATTCCCGACCATATCCCCAAAATATCGGGCCAGTCCCACACCAACCAGAATCCCGGCTGTGTTGGCTACCGTGTCGATATTTTTCGCCAGGACGTCCAGAATGCCAGACAGAGTCGAAGACGCGCCCACCGCATCATTAGCCCCGCCAACCCATGCCAGAAAAGCATTCTGCACCTTCTGTGCCGATCCACTGATCGAGGCTGGCAGGGTTTCAAACTCTTTGCGCAGCACCTGAACATTCGTCAGCAAAGGCACAATTTTATCGGTTGTCAGCTCGCCGTTATTTGCCATGTTGCGCAGGCCGCCAACGGTGGTGCCGAGGCCATCAGCCAGCAGTTTTGCCAGCCGCCCGCCATTTTCCATAATGGCGTTGAATTCTTCACCTCGCAGCACGCCTGAACCCAGCGCCTGACTCAACTGCGTGATAACTGAGCTGGCTTCCTCGGTACTGGCTCCGGACAATTTCAGTGACGTGGCAACCGTTTCTGTCACCTTCGCCACATCAGACGAAGCAAAACCCATAGAGCGCAGCGACTGAGCGATACGGCTGTAGAGGTTTGAGTTAGCTTCCAGTGATGTACCGGTGCGCTGGCTGATTTCCATCAGCGCACGCTGCGAGGTGGTATAATCATCTGCTGACGTTGAGGCAAGACGCAGGCGACCATTAAGTTGATTCCAGGTATCCGCGTATTCAATCAACTGATGCGTGGCAAATGCACCAGCCATCGCGCCCGCGAGTCCGGTCGCCGTTGACTGCACGGTTGCCAGTTGGGAATTAAGCTCTGCTACCGCCTGCCGCGTGCTCTGCGCAGCAGCAGCGGCTTTCTTGCCGCCCTGCTCCATCGTTTTGTAATAATCCGCGCCCATACGAGAGGCGCGAGCGATCTCCGACTGAAATGAACTGGAGTTCGCGGAAATTTTAATAATGAGTTCGCGCAGCGTTGCCATAATTCACCCGTTTAAAGCCCGCTGGCGCGGGAATTAAAGACCAGACATCCACTCTTCCAGGCCGCTGATTTCTTCCTCTTCTTCGGCTTGCCCCCACTTCAGAACCATTTCTGAAATGGATGCTTTAGCGCCCTGAGCATTCAGGACAGCAGTAACCACCTGAGCGGCCTGAATATCACCGCGCCAGTCACCAATCGGGCTGATACGATCATAGGCCAGCCACATTTTCAGCTCACTGGCGGTCAGGGTTTCGCGTAACTCATGGAGGGTGCGCCCCAGACGGAGCGCCAGCGACATCAGAAAGAAAGTCAGCGGCTCTTTTACTTTGCCTCTGCGGCTTCCTGAGAAAGGCCGAGGTTAAGCGCCTGAGAAAGTAAGCGGGAATGAACCGGACCATAAATTTCTGACACGGTGGATTCGTCTTCATCACTGAATACGCGATTACCCTCTTCATCCAGCAGGATGCCGAGGAACATCACCACATCCGCTTTTTTGTTGCGGATAAACTCTTGCTGTGCCGTGAGTTTCTGCGGCTCCTCGCCTTCTTTCAACTCAGGAGGCGTCATGATCTCGCGGAATTTCACCCAGACTTCGCCGGATGGTTCACGAAGCATAACTTTTGCACCATTCCATTCAGGAACGGTGACCACTTTCGAGCGGAAGCCCGATGATGGGGCCAGCGCCAGTGTGCGGAGTGAAACTTTGGGTTGAGCAGTTTTAGACATTTGGAATTCTCAGATAAGGGAAGAGAAAAGAGGAGTAAAGCGGCCTGAGCCGCTTACGAACCTGACGCAATAATGCGTTTTGCTTTGCCACGTACACGCAGGGAATAGGTCGCACTGACAACTGATGACGTGGTGGCCCCCCATGAACTCTGGCGCACCTCTACCAGCAGATAAAAACCATTCCCTGACGGGAAAACGACTTTCAGCGCCCGTAACTCATCGTTTTCATAGGCCGTCTGAAGTGCAAGCTGTGCCTCTTCATCACCAACCCAGTTACGGCTGATGCTCATTTCAGCCGGTGCGGCAAGTCCGTTGGTCTGCTCCTGTTCTGTGGAGCACAGCGTTGTCACATCAATATCGGCCTTCTGTCCACCGGTATATGTGATCTCTTTCGTCGCGCACTCCGCATCGAGAAACGTTACTGTTTCATCAGGAAAAGCAGCGTCATTGAATGCATCAGCAGTGATAACCGCACTGGATACACCAATGGTCATCCCCTTTGTAACTTCATATTTGCTGGTCATGTTTTCTCCAGGCATAAAAAAACCGGCTTTCGCCGGTCGTTATTGAGAGGGTTGGTTACTGCTGGATCTGTATCTCCAGCGTGGCCCGGTATAACCCGGTGTCGGTTTCATAACCGTTGGTTTTGTTAAGCTGGGTGAATTGCAGTGGCCCAAGCACGACAGCGACCTGCTCCCGTATGCTACGGGCCTCGTCTGTGGTCAGTGCGTAAACATCAACCTGAAGAGTGCCGTTTTCCTCAGCGGGTCCACACAGCGTGTCGCCGAAAACCTCACTCACTACAGTAAAAACCACCCACGGCGGTGACACGGAAGGCTCACCCTGCGGATTCAGTGGCACCACATAGGGATAAACCTGACCATCAGCCAGGTCACCGATAAGCGAATAAATCTGCGACTCAGTCATTTTGACAGCGCCTCATCAACGGCCTGGTTCGCCCTTGCAAAGGCGACTTTTGCCGCCTCCTCCTGCCTGGCGTCATATGCAGGCCGGACAAACGGCACAGCAGGCATGTTTGATGTTCCCAACTCGACAAATCGCCAGTAAAAAGCGTTGCGTGAGTCTTTGGTTTTCAGCTTGTTATCGCTGTTGCCGGTGCGGGGGTTGGTCCCGCGAATGTGAACGCCGGAAGAAATATTCCCGCTGCGATCGCGCTGAGTCATCACAACGATATTTTTCTTCAGTTTTCCCGTTCTCACTGGCGCACGCTTGATAACTTCTTCCTGAAAAACTGTGGCAGCGGCGCGGGTCGCATCACGCATCACCTTCCGGTTTTCAGCCTTACTGAGCGCTAACAGGTCATTGCTCAAATCCATCAGGCCGGAAAAGTCCAGTTTGGTGTCGATCACGTCTTCACCCCCTGCTTACAAAGCACTTCAAGAATCGTCATTCGTTCATCAGGAATCGGCGTACCGCTCACCTCCAGGACTTTCCCTTTAAATGGGCCGGTAAGAACTTTCAGGCGGGATGACGCCGTAATATCACTGCGGTAACGAACCCACACTCGCACTGTTGCCTCGGCATACTCTGCACCAGAGGACATTAACTCACGCCCACTGATGCCCTTAACCTCAGCCCAGACCGTTTTTCCATCGGACCACTGCTCAACCGGCTGGCCTGAAGGTGAACGCGTTGAGGTAAAGTTGCTGACAGTCACACGGTCGCGTAATCGCCCTGCCTGCATTCTGCCCTCCTCTATGTGCCAGGCTGTAACCGGTAGCTCCTGATGCCGTTAAAGAAAAAATCGGGAACCACTTCAGGTTGATCCCGATTGTCATACCAGAAGTTTACCAGTTGCATGACCCGGAGCTTAATTGATGGGGTGATCACAATCCCCGTGGTGTCATCATCAGGAACCGAGTCATCGTAAAGCCGACGATTCAGAAACTGCTCGGCTTCTTCGCGTGCCGCAGAGACATAAAGCTCAAGGAGAGAATCCTCGTCGGTATTGTCACTATCAATCCGGCACTGAACACGCAGCTCTTCCAATGATGGGATCATTGCTTTCTCCGCATTAACTTTCGGAACGGTTATTTTTTAGCTTTTTTATCCGCAGTTTCTTCTGGCTGCTCTGGCTGCTCTGGCTGCTCTGGCTGCTCTGGCTGCTCTGGCTGCTCTGGCTGCTCTGGCTGCTCTGGCTGCTCATCAGCATCCGGCTTCTGTTCCTCAGCCGCAAGCAAACCCATCTGCGCGGCCACTTCCAGCGCGCGTTCAGGCAGTTCACCATCGGCGTATTCACCAGCATTAAAAGCTTTTACCTGACAACCATCAGGGGACCACTTCAGGGTTTTAAGAAGTTTTGGCATTTTTCACTCCAGAAAAAGGGGCCTAAGCCCCGTAGAGGATTAACCAGCATCTACACCGATTTGCATCAGTTTGATGGCCTGAGAATCAGCCAGCATGCCACCAGTGCGCTTGGTGGTGTAGAAACCCACAAACGGTTTGTTGGTGTAGGGGTCACGCAGAATGCGCGTGCCGATACGGTCTACGATGGTGTAACCACGCTTGAAGTTGCCAAATGCGATGGCTTTCGCATCAGCTACGATATCAGGCATCTGCTCATTCTCAGCCACGCCATAACCTGCCAGAGATGACGGCTGGCCCAGCTCAAGCCCCGGACGCCACAGATAGTTGCCTTCCGAATCCTTCAGGATACGGACGGCAAAGAGGCTGTTATTGTTCATCATGAACTTCGCGCCGTTACGGTGGACTTTGCGGAGCGTATACACCAGTTTGATGATCGCATCAGCGGTCACTGCACCGGCAGCACCGGACAACATATGTTGCAAGGTGCCGAACGCGCGGGCTTTGTCATCTTCCAGACTGGAGGCGTAGGCCAGAAAGCCTTTCGGCTTTTTGGTTCCGTCACCACTGGTGAAGGCGATTTCTTCCTGTTCAGCAAACTCGATCGCCAGCTCGCTGTTAATCCAGTCTTCAACATTGAAGAAGGCGTCATCCAGCATGGTCTGCGTTGCCTGGGGGTTTCCGTAGATTTCACCCATAAACGGTTCAATCTGTCCAAGCTTCGACGCGGCGGTTTCCGGACGTGTGTCGGTTTCCCCCACCCAACCGGAAGCCGTACCACCGAGATTCACCAGCTTTTTATAGTTCGCCCCACCCACGGTGATGGTGGTAGCCTCCTGACGCATCACCACTTCATCTTTCAGAAGATCAAGGATGGTGCGGTCCAGCTCTTCCGGGACTGCATAGCCACCGTCTTCATCCATGCCGACCTGCAACGCCTTACGCTCCAGATCGCGCAAGCCGTCTTCTTTGCCTTTACGCATGAAGTCGATGAAAGCGGTTTTATGTTCACCCGCCGCTTTACTCTGTGTACCGCCACCGGGACGTTTGACCTGCTTCAGTTCCTCTTCAAGGGCTGATTTCAGCTGATCAAGCTCGGTCAGCTTGCCGTTAAGCGTCTCAACTTCCCCGGCCAACTTCCCCTTTTCCTGCTCAATCGCATCAATGCGCTTGTCATTTTTTGCGCGGAAATCGTCAAATTTCTGCTGAAGTTCCTGCGCGACCAGCTCAACGTCTTTAATTTCTACTGACATGATTCACTCCTGACTAAAAATTAATGTTTTTCAATGCATCCAGTGCGGCATTCACGCCACCAGCATCACGCTGAGACAGTGCGCCATAGCCCCCGGCCATGAATGCTTTGGCCTGGGTGCGGGAAAGTCCGACATCGCGCAGGACTCTTTCAATACTCTTCTGTGACGGGGTTTCACCCCGTGCAAAGGCGCTTTTTACATCACTGATTCGCGCCTCATCATTTGACGGGAACGTGACCGGGCTGACCTCCCAGAGGTCGATTTCTTTCAGGAGAAAAACCTCTTTGGTCCGGTCGTATTCCCAGTCTTTAAGCATGTAGCCAATAGAAAGGCCGGTTAAAGAACCGGCCTTCATATGTGCATGTGCGCGTCTGGCGAGAGGGTCATCATCGATTAGAAGTCGCCCTTTTACATACAGGCCAACTTCGTCCTCTTTCATTTCCGTATAGATGCCGATTGGCTCATCCATCTGATGTTGCCAGAGCATGGCAGGCATCGAATTTTTTTCCTTCCACATCTGGAGTGAAGCGGCGAAAGCACCAGGCACAACGACATCGTCATAGCTGTCTTTAACGCCAAAAACTGAGCCATACCCCTCAAACTCTCCGCCATCACTGACAGATTTCAGTTTCAGCGGGATATCCATCCGCTGTTTATTCATCGCCATTGCCCGGTTCCTCCTGTTTTGCTGATGAACCGCCATCAGATGGTTTCGTTGTCATGTTCATGGGGGTGAGATAAACATCACCGCCCTGCCGTGGGTTTAAATCTTCCAGCTCACGACAGTCATTCGGTGAATAGATGCCCCAGTTAATGCCCGTCGAATAGGCTTCAAATCGGGATTTCATATCCCCGCGCAACAGCGCACCGGCATTAAATTTGGCGTAAAAGGCTCCCTGTTTACTCTCTCTGACCAAACCGATGTTAATTCGCTGCTCAATTCGCGTGAGATAAGGGACGAGAGAATAATTAATAAAGCCAATACCGAGACTTTCGATATTGCTGAAGGTTGCTCTGTCCGTGTTCTGCACCAGGTGCATCGGGACGCGAAATAAACGACAGATTTCCTCAAGCTGAAACTTTCGCGTTTCAAGAAACTGACTGTCTTCGTTATCAAGCCCCATTGATTTCCAGTCGAGGCCCATTTCCAGAATCATCGGCCTGTGCGCGTTGCTTAACCCCAGATGCCGGTCCTCAAAATCCTTCTTCAGCCTGCCGTAAGCCGCATCTGTCAGTGTCTGATCCGTTCGCAATACCCCGGAAGTGACCGCACCATTGCTGAATAGCCGTGCTCCATGCTCTTCAGTCGCCAGCCCCAGTGAAATCGCCTCCCTCGCATAGGCTATGGGATTCAGCCCAACAAGACCGTCGAGCGTCAGCGTGCGGACATGCCAGATATCATCCTGCCCCAACACATCTGTAGAGCCATCAGGAAAAGTCACCTGATAAACCGGTTGCCACTGGCTGTTTAATTTCGGTGCAACACATCCGGGGTCGATTGGAAGAAGCTCAACGACCTCACCGAGCGCTTTCACCTTGTATGCGTAGAAATTTCCGCGCAGACAGAGGCAGACGATCACCAACTCCCAGAATTCCTGTGGGGTCATGTAGTCATTAGGTTTCATCGAAAGCACTTTAGAGAGGCGCTCTGATGCTGCTTTTTGCTTTGCATTGCCTGTTATTTTGTAAAGGTTGCAGGGGAGCATACCAACCGACTCCGCCAGCACCCTGACGCAGCCAAAAACAGCCGTCAGCCGCATGGCTTTCTGGCTGCTGACCCGCTTACCGGTATAGGTGTCGTATGACATCCCCACCGCTTCAGCCAGCTCAGCGGGTGTTGTTACCGGGGTGCTGTTTTTTCTGAACATACCGGGGAAAAACATTAATCATCACCCCCACCAACAGTTTTTCGCGGAATTGAAAGGTATTTCGATACCGCCCATGACCAGAAAAGGCAAAGCGCGCCAGCAGTAATAAAACCTGCCGGTTCATATATCTGCCAGGCACCGAATGCAATCAGAGCAGCCCCGATCATTCCGATAATCGGAGCGAGGATAAACAGAAACATAGTTGCCTCTTAAAGTGAGCGGACGCCGTAACTTTCCAGACGTTCAGACAGGCTTTCCGGTTGCTCACCGCCATTCACCAACAGGCGACTTTTCGCGGTAAATAACGCAACCGGGCCATCGATTTTATTTTCGGGTGTGGATTTATTCGGGAAAATATTGTCATTTTTGTCAGGTTTGACCGTGACGTTTGACATCATCCACCGCATAACGGGGTTGCCGTCATGGTGAAACTTACTACCGTAAATTTCGGCCTGGACAGACTTCATGGACTCCGACAGGTTTTTTACCGTCTGAGCCACCTCTACCAGCGGCAAACCTTCTTCGGCCAGCGCCAGGCTGAATTGTGTTGCGCTCCACGGGTCGAATGCTATTTCCCGCAACTGTTCACCCTTCACCCAGGCTTCGACCTCTGCTTTGATATAGGCATGGTCGATCACATCACCGTCAGTCAGTTCAAGATGCCCGGCATCAGACCACTTCTGATAAAGCTCCGCGATGTGTTTGGGTGCGGTGATCAGGCGGCCTTCAGGTATCCAGAATTTGTATTTCGAGTGGGTATGCCCGTCAGGAGAAAGCCACGTTTTGGCCGCCGCGCAGATATCAATCTTGTTGGAAAGATCGATACCAACCCATAGGGGCCAGTTACTGAGTTGTTCATCCGGTGCCAGACCTTCGCATGTTTCCCAGCGGTCCATGTCCATCCAGGCACTTTCAGCAGTGACCCAGATATTCAGGTGTTTGGTAAAAAAGTTGGGGCGCGCTGCTATCTGTTCTTTCGCCTTTTTTGCCAGACGGCGCATATCATCCCAGCGTTTGCAGACTCCTAAGCCGGGGTTAGCTTTCGGCCAGTTAGATTCATCAAAAGGATCATCATCTTCATCAAGCGTATAAATAACGGCGAAATAGGTGTCGTCATCCACCACGCCGCGAAGCACTTTGATGGCGTAATCGCGCTGCTCGAAGCAAATACCCTCTTTGTTGGTTCCCGCCGTTGTGATGGCAAACAACAGTGACTGAAGACGGGCACCGGTCGCCGTTTCAAGCACGTCCCATACATCGCGGGTGCGGTGAGCATGCAGCTCATCGACTATCCCGCAGTGAATGTTAAGACCGTCCAGGTTATTTGCATCGCTGGAAAGCGGCTCAAACTTTGATGCCGTCCTCTCCTGGTGAATATTCAGCTTTACGTGACCAAAGAGACGACCCAGAGTGCGGGGCGCTTTCTTAATCATGTTTTTGGCATCATCAAACACGATGCGCGCCTGGTCTCGGGTTGTTGCTGCGGAATAGACTTCCGCTCCACCCTCACCATCAGCACCAGTCATATAGAGACCAATGCCCGATGAAACCGTTGATTTGGCATTTTTACGCGCCACTTCGTTATAAGCGGTGCGAAAACGGCGAACCATGACAGGATCACCGTCGTCATCTGATACCTGTTTGCCTGTGTTCTCGTCCACCAAGGGAATGATGAAACCAAACAGATTTATCAGGATAAAAATGTGCCAGGGCATAAGCTCAATTGGCTTACCCGCAAGCGCCCCTTTAACATGGGGAACAAAGTTATAAAAGTCGAGAATATGCTGGGCGCGGTCCTCACTGAAGTAGATACCGCGTTCCGGCCCATGCTCTAAATCATTGAGAAACCGCTGGCACGCCAGACGCACCAGTTCGCCAGCAACAATCTCGCCAGACAGCACGCGCTCGGCGTACTGAATACCAGCCTGAACAGTTGCCATTCATCATTTGCGCTTTTTAAGAAACTCTTCCAGTGGGTCCACTTCACCAGCATCGCCAGAACTTACTTTGCTGCGTGAGGCTGGCGTCATACCAAACTCTGACATCATTCCGCGCAAGCGCTTCCAGGCATCAGCCATCATCGCGACACGAGGATGCGCCTTAACAAGCGTGTCACCCAGGGCTGTTTTGGTGGTGTACGTCTCGCCTTCTTCATCAAGGAAATCACGGTGAGTACGCCACTCAACGTAAGCGCCTATCAGCAATTCCAGCGCCATACCATCAAGCGTTGTAATCACTCCCATGCAGTCGAGTTCTTCACCCAACCGTTTGAACCAGTATTTTTCCTGCTTACTGAAATGCTTCGGAGTTGGGGGCACCCCAGAAGGTGGTTTCGGCTCATTTTTGTTGATGGGCCTTTTCGATGGGTTCCCCTTCACCAGAGCCAGGCGTGTCGGGGTCTTCGGCGGTCCTGACATAATCGAAAACTCCTATTAATCACTCATTGGGGGACCCCAAAAAAAGTTTTCTAACCTGCGGCGGTGCGAAAAAAACCTAGGCGGCGGTCCTGAGCGCGAAAAGCTCCAGAGATTTAACCCGCCCCTCCCCGCCACAGATACAATTTAGAATCGATATCATTTGAGCCGTTCGCGTGACGTTTTGCCGCGATGGCAGGGCCAGCACAGGCTTTCGAGGTTTGAATCATCATCGGTTCCCCCATGTGCTTTGGCTAAGATGTGATCGACGGTCTTAGCTTCAGCAGCGCGGCCATTCCGCAGGCAGCTCTGACATAGTTGATTATCACGCTTCAGAATGCGAGCGCGTCTGATGTCCCACTGACTGCCATAGCCACGCTCATGGCGGCTCTTGCCCTGCTGATGCTGTTGCCAGCCTTCGTGCCGGTGCTTCTCACAATAACCCGAACGGTCAGTCGTTGTAGTGGGACAGCCGCGCTTGCGGCAGGCACGAGGAATCAGCGCAGGCATTGCAGCCTCCAATAAAAAAACCACCCCGAAGAGTGGTTATTGTTTGTGAAGCAATCCGCCAGGACGTATCTCATTCTTGATTTTCTCAGTGATGAGATCATTCACTGCTCTGTATAGAGAATTGCATTTGGTGGTGTCCTTACTCTCTTCTGAGACTGGATTTATGGGACCACTAACGCTTAACAACACCGGGAAATATTCGGGAATACCATGAACTTCACCGCGACACCCCCAGCTATCATAAAATGCTGTCCCGGCTGCATTGTGCAACTCAAACCCACCATCGACGATGACGATTTGAAGTTGCTGCATGACATCTTTAAGCGGCGTATGTTTCATTTCAGTATTTCCTGCTGGTCAGATGAATGTAACCCTCGGCAATGGTGAGAATACCAGCCGATGATTCATTGTGTTTATGCTGAAAAGTGAACTCAGTGAATGCAGTTTTCAGCACAAAATAAAACCGCCACTTGGGCGGTTAGTACGCTGGTATGTATATTTGAGTGGAGATGCACTAATCAGTGAATTGTTGATTTTTAACAAACCGCCTTCTACTGAACTCCGCACTTCTTCTGCGACTTTTTATCCTCCTAACTGCATGCGATATCACTATGCTCCAGGCTGGGTCAGCTCTGCTATTCCGGTACCCCTCTAACGCGTCGAGCAGAAATGACCATTTCTCAATCTGGACTTCCTTATCAGGGCCAATAATTTCTCTGATTGACTGGATTAATCCATCCACATCTGCTTTCACTTCTTTAAGAGCTTTGCCCGATTGATGCTCAGCAGCTAATTTTTTGATTTCAATGGCGAAAAAATTTATATCAATATTCTTCAAAATCAGCTCATAAGCTTTCTGTTGGGTTTAATAAAAAGCATAGCTGATTAATTTGTACTTAGCTGACCGAGCAATCCAGTTATGAGAGTACCCTCAAGTGTTTTCTCCAGCTTCGCAGAATGGCTAACCGTTATCCCTTGCCGGTAGATTCTTCTTAATACACTGAATCAGTTTGCTCTCAACTCATATGACCACACACAATGATCAAAAAAAATTGTACAAAAATTTATTTATTGCATAAGTTTTTCAGGTGTTAATGAGTTCCTTGAACGAATGGTGCTTTGCATCGCCTCTGAAGGTGTTGCGGATTTTCACCTTCAGAGGCTATTTTTTGAACGACTAACAGATACACAGCTAAACTTACTATTCCCACAGCGCGGTATGCTTCTTTAAGCAGCCACACACTTGAGGCTTAAGATGGACCAGATAACACCGATGCAATCTCAGCTCTCAGTTTACTTACAAAGTATGGATTCACAATTCGTAAGCGAGAAAGCTGTGTTAGTAGAGATTTATCAGGATTTATCCTCTCGTAAGGCGGTTGTTGGCAACAAAGACATCATCCATTCCTTACTTGAAAAGCTTGAGGCCGAAAAAGATGTGATAAAGCTTGATGTCTATCGTCAAGCTCTTGAGATGGTCGTCCAACTAACCCCGGATGACACCATCAACTGAGTTCCTGTGTACTATAATTTATCCGTAAATATAAAACGGAATTTCGATCCCTTCCCTCAATTGGTTAGCCCCCTTCTGTCCAGGGGGCTTTTTTTACATCATCAGACGCACTCGCAAGAATGCGCCTTGTGATGACTACACCAGCTTTTTCACCACGGCGATCAGGTCATCAATCACCGTATGCGCCTTATCGCCAGCAGCTACCACCAGCTCTTTGAGTTTTGCCAGGACCACATCGGTGTTGTCAGTTACTGCCGGTTGCTCAGTCTGTGCTACTTCATTTTCATCAGGCATTTCGCTTTTCTCTTCTTTGGGTTTAGTGAACTGGCTTTTAAGCCATTCGAGGATTTTCATTTTTGCCCTGCCTCTATCTTGCGGATACCAGCCCGGTCGATGTTGCATTGCTTCACAACGCCATAAAGCAACGCGTTTAGTTCAACGCTGTCGCCATACAAAAGGCCAGGTTTTGGCTCGGGAGCTTCAATCGGGCTTGTCAGTTCCGCTGGCAGGTTTAACCGGGGCTGGCTGATTGTCCGGTACTCCACCACTGGCTGACTTTGCCGCGTCCCGCAACCGCTCAACAGCGCGACTGTCAACAGGAGCAGCAGCGCATTTATCCGCTGCGAGATAGCGCTTAATTTCATTCTGTAATTTCCTATTCTGCTCTGCGGTAACGGCGCGCTGTTCTGCTACCTCGCTCATCACGGCGTTCTGCTGGTTCACTGCTTTTACCAGGTCATTAACGCTTGATGCGAGGTCGTCATTCTTGGAGCGGAGATCGTTGATCTGGCTGTCTTTGCTGTCAGTCAGTTTTTCTAGCCGGTCATTGGTTGCTGACAGCTGTGAGTTACGGGCGTTAAGTCCCCACAGGCAGACACATACCAGGCCAATGATGATGAAGTGAGAATAATTTTTGATGAAGTTGATGATGCTCATGTCTCAAACATCCCCTTTTCTGCTGCGCGGCGGCGAACCAATCCGGGAAGCTCTTTTTTGCCTGCAAAGGTCCACTTCCCAAACTCAGCCGCAGCACCTTTGTAATCCCCGGCGTTGAGCTTTCTCAGCAGGGTGGATTTAACAAAGTTGCCAGCGCCCAGGTTGAATACGAATGACACCATCGCGTCAAACTGGCCCTGCGTGATCTTCACCTTAACGCTGGTGTTTACCGTTAACTCGGCAACCGACAGATCATCACGAAGGAATTTCTCAGCCTGCAATGGTGTAACCACATCATCAGGCTTCACACCGAAAGTGTGACCATAGCCAATCGTAAGAACGCCAACACTGTCACGGTAAGCCTTCAGCTCCAGACCCTCGGAGCGTTTAATCAATTCCATTCCGGCGTTACTGGTTTTCACTGGCATCTCCAAATCGCTTATCAATTAACCGGCGCAGCTTCGTCGAGAGCCAGTCAACACCGAGGAACCCGAGGAACACAGCCGCGACCTGTGTCGCACCAGCGCTGAAGTTCCAGTTAAATACTGAGCCGATCACCTGTAGCGTCGGCTGTAGGAAAAAAGCAAAGATGCTACACATCGCGGCATCCAGAAGACGACGGGGCCATGTATCTTTGCCAATGTAAGTTGCTCTCAGGATCGCCATAACGCCCGCCAGACCGGCATAGCCTGATTCGTTTTTGTGGGCGACCAACCAGGCGATCAGGCTGGCCCAAAACCCAACGTCTTTTTCCGGCATGCGCTTCATCTCCACCTCCCGCTTGTTGGGGTGGCTGTCTGTAGTCAGAAAACAAAAAAGCCAGCTCAATGGCTGGCATCTGAAAAAGGTGCGGGCGCTACCCCGCTGCATTAGCGTGTTATTAATACCCTGCCGCGCATCGGCGTTGATAACCTGGCTCGTCAGCCGCAGGGATAATGCTGTTGTGGATTCGCCACAATATGAAAGGCGCTGGATAGTTGCAGCTATCAAGATGGGTTGGGCTATGAACCCGTCATGCTTTAGCGCCTTTGGTATTGTGTGGAATGGAGAAGCACAAAACAAAAAAACCGCCAGTTGGCGAGGTTTCGATGATAAGCAGTACTGCGTAGTAACGACTCTTATCACACTACATCCTTTTTTGCGTACGCATTAGTGATTTTTTATTAATTTTTCAGTATTATCTGATTTCAATAAAAAATAAACGACCAGAAAACAGTAAGGCACTGAAATGAAAGTAAAAAGCATTGGATTTGAAATAGAAAACCCAAATCAATTCATTAAGACAGGCGATGTATTGGCCGCATTTATCCAGGCATCACGCCGTGTTCATTCATATACTGATTCCTCTCGCCAAATTCTAATGTCAGAGGAACCTGACTATTATGTCGGGATGGTTTTGACATATCGCAACCAGAAGAAAAACTGTAAGTCTACGTTTAGCGGGGGGAAATTTAGACTTAAGGTGGAAGACCTTAAAGGTAGTGAAAAGTTGGTATCTTTTAACTTTTTCTGCCTTAAAAAATCAAATTTGAAAGGACTCTATCTCTACCACCACTCGTCATGCTCAATAAACTCACTTTTTTCTAACTTTCAAACCATCTCTAATGATTACATAAGAAGTGTGAATAAAAAAGAAATAGATGCATTAGGTGAAAAACCAAAGAAAAAAGATGTTATTGCGGTAAATAAGAAATATAAAGAAAGATTTAATTTCAAAATACTCACTACTCAAAGCAGTATTGAGGCCATTCTGGCTCAGTTCAAAAAAATAAAATCCGCATCCTTCCGATTTTCGCACTTACAATTTGAACAAAAGCCTATGTCAGCAATTGAAACCATAACGAAGAATATTGACATTAATTTCTCTATTGATAATGCATCAAGATCAAAAACAAGTAACATTGGGCGACTTATATCAGATGCATATGGTTCTGTCAGTAACATCCTGAAAGCTAAGGTTGTAGCTTTAGACTATAATGATAATGAGAGGTTTATTGATGTTATGAATTGCCCAACGTTCTTCGATGAGTATGATTTCGACCTTATCGCAGATAAAGTTGATGGTTTGACAAATGACAACTATTCTTCCAGTGAAGTAATTGATATAATAAAGGACCAAATAATGAATGGTAAAAACAAAAATGTTTTTATATGACTGGATATTGTCGCAGAGGATACGTTATCAATACATTTTTCTTGCCTTGCTTTCTGTCCTGGCATTGCTAGGACTCATTATGCTTTATAAAAACTCCCCAGAGTTAAACTCTAAATTCTTTGAGTTCCACCATAAAAATTTAAGAGGTTATCTTTTTTCTGGGTTTATATCTGTTGGTTCTTTCTTGTTGAGTCTTCATACTTTTGTTATAGTAAATTTAAAAGAAAAGGTTTTTGGAACCAAAGAATACAGAGAAACATTTAGCCATGCAACTGGCATTGACGTTGACTCCATAGATGAGGGCGAATTATTTAAGCCTCTTGATAATTTATCTGCATTCATAAACACATCCATCTGGCTTTCAATTACAACGGCCATATCTCAATTTACGCTAGGCTTATCCACTAACTTCTATGCATGTCTTTTCTGTGTGTGGCTTGCCATATTAACCATATTCTTCATGCTCCACTCATTGATTATTATAAGGGATAATATAAAGGTCTTCCTGAAACAAAAAGGCGGGAAGTGACCGCCTTTTTCATCACATGCTTAATATAGCATACTCAAGCAACCATCTATAAATCCCATTGCTGCCTGTAACTCTTTCCTAATAGTTCCATCCGAACACTTTCTTTTTTTAGCTATCGTTCGCAATGATATCCCAATAACAAAATGTGCAATGATCAATTCAAACTCATCTGGTTTGTATTTTCTTAATCTAGCAACACAACTATCAATCATTATACCTTCATCATCGTTGCACTGAATACGTGAGCTTTTCCCATGAGGCAGAAGTCCTTTGAATCCAGCGGCAATTGGCTGCCAATCAACTCCACTACTTTCCGCAGCCGCCCACGCCCCCCAGCAATCTAAAACATGTGTCATGTCACGCATCGTTATTTCTCCATACCGTTTTATTTTTCGCTATCCCGATCACGCCGATGCCTATGGTGCGATCAAGGAATCTGAACAGCAGTTCTGTCTGGCCCCCGTATTTGTTTTCGAATGCCACCGGGTCACGGTGGAGTTCGTCGTGATGCGCCCTGCAAAGCGGTATCACAAACAAATCGTGTGCCTTGGTTCCCATTCCTCCCTGTCCGTGTCCGATGATGTGGTGCGGGTCATCTGCTGGTTTATTACAGCAGGCGCATGGCTGCGCTTTTACCCACCGTGTGTACTTCTCGTTTTCCAGTCGGCGGCGCTTTGGCCGCTTCATGAATGATTCCGGTGATTCCGGGTCGATAGCCAGGCTGATGACGGCTTTAACCACCTCTGCCGCTTCCTGTATCACTTCCCGTGCAGCCCGTTCCGGCTGGATGCGTGATTCCTTCAGTGCTCCTGTAGCCGGTTTCTCTTCTGGCATACGCAGCACACGGCGCGCTGGTGCTTCAGGTATCAGGTCCGTAACGTCATTAAGACAGGCCCACCAGCACAGCTCTGGTAATGTCATCCGATGGTCTGAACCTAACCCCATCTGAATACAGGCGGATTCGATAATCCACCGCGCCAGATTACCAGCGGCAACACTTTCAAGTGATTCAGGTAAGCCATTCTCACGGCAGTAATTATCATCGTGATAACACAGGCAAACCGTTCCCGATTCGGTGCGCAAGGTAGTGTAATGCGGATGATGATAGGAATCCTTTTTCTGAAGCTGGCAGGCGTTAATTTTTTGCACCCACGCGTCATGCACTTCCCAGCCACCAGCAGCTTTGATTACCCGGTCATCATTAAAGAATCCTGCCAGTGATTTTTCGTCCAGTAATGGCTGGCTGCTGTCGTTGATTAAGCCTGATGGCAGGTCGGCCATTTCTGATGTTGGGGTGCTGATCAGGACGCGTCCACGGAACAGCGAATGCAAATCTTTGCCGGGCTTAAACAGCACAACCCCAATGCGCGGAACCAGCTCAGGTGTTAACAATGCCCTCATGCAGCCACCGCCTGATAGTCAGTGATCGTCACTTCAGCTTTGCCGCCTTTGATGATCGGCCCCCACTCAATGATGATTCGCTTAATCTGGCTGTCGTCTTTCCAGACACCGGCATGCGTCAGGCTGTCGAATAGCGCTTTCTGGTAGTTGTCCAGGTCGCGCCTTAATCGGGTTGGCGGGTACAGGATCACATTCACCTGAACGTCAGTAGTGATCGGCTTGGGGCGGCGCTTTAACTGCTCCAGCACGCTGTAAATCGCACTGGAACGGAAAGAGCGCCCGGAGGCGCTGATTAATACTCCCTTTGGCGTGTTACGCCAGTAGGTGTTTACTGTTGGAGGGAATGGCAGGGTTAACTTCATGCCGCGCCCTCCTGCTGCTGGTATCGTTCAAACCAGAAAACAATCGGTGATGCAGTTACCTGAATCTGCCGGAATCTCTCGGCTGTACGAAAATTAACACTGTATTGTCTCGCCCGTTCTGCCTGCTCTGCGATTTGCTCCCGGAATCCTTCAAGGCTGAATGTGGCTTTGAAGAGGTTGCACGGTGCGCACGCCGGAAACAGGTTTTCCATAACATCGTTTTCGGGCTTCCAGTGCTCGCCAGTGGCAACCGTTCTTCGTGTGCCATCTGCCTGGCGGGGGCCAAACCCCCACTTGCGCAACGCCGCCTCTACGTGGTCAGCGTGCCAGCCCTTTTCAGGCAAATCACAACCGCAATAAGCGCACCGGCCACCAAATTTCATGCGCAATTCAGCGCGCTGTTTAGGGGTTAATTTCATTTAGCTCCCTTCTTAATTGCATCAACCAAATGAAGCTCACGAAGGACTCGGACAAACAGTTCAGGATTAATCCACATTGCGTAGGCGAAAAGCAGCTCCCGGCAAGCATAGGTGCCCTGAACTGAACCGCCTTTGATGATATGAACTTTTGTCCATGATTCACCAGGCAAAGAAGTGATAATTGTCTTAGCAGTATGAGTGCTTAGAAAATACTGTGGTCGGTGCCTGTTTTCATTTCCGCTGGCTTTGTGAAGATCATTAGCACAATACAACTTGTCCTCGAATTTATTGATGACAACACCATTGATTATCAATTCATTGCTATGACGGTTATTATCATGAAGCAATTCTTCCAATATGCAGTAGGCAAGGCTTACGTTTTCTTCTGCGTAATCACGTAGCAATAAGCTGTTTTCATCGTTAACTTTGATAGAGCTAATTGCATCAGCCATTTCATGCAGGTGGCCCTTTGCATCATTCAAATCCGAATAGAAATCAATAGCACTCATTGACACTCCCCTTTTTCTGATTTCAGAAAGTCATGGAATTCACAGATGATTAGCTCAATTTCTCTTTGATATTCGAGTGGCAGAGAAAGAATCAGTTTTCCCTCATCCGCAGATGAAACTGCATTGTGGAAAATTATTTCCAGTAGTCTACGCGCTCGAATGGGGCTGAACTCAGGGATAGCAGCGGAACGGGTCAGCTTCTTCTTGCCACTGGCTTTGGCCTTCTCCAGTTGGGTTCTGGCTACCGTCTCGGCTTTGGCTCCATGCTCCCGGACCATTGCTACAGCGGTCGTCGCGGCAACTTCCCCGGTTTTGACCATAGCGATCAGGCCGTCACCCACAGTAAGTAACTGGAGGTGATGATCGACATCTGCCACTGAGCGCTTAACTTTCTTCGCAATTTCTGCCGGTTCCCAGCCCTGATTGATCATGCGCTGATACGCGGCGGCACGTTCCAGCGGTTCCAGTGCCCTGCCCTGGCTGCTTGTGACCATGAATGCAATGCGATCGGCTTCACTGCCTACAAAGTCTTTGCACTCCAGGCGGATTTCATGGCCTGCTGCCTGTGCCAGCTTCGCGCCGTGCCAGCGGTGATGGCCGTCGATAATCTTAACGCCCTGCTCTGTCACCTGAACGGTCAGCGGCGGAACGTGCTCACCGGCGATAAACGCGTCGCGGAATTCTTCAACGTGTGTCTGGTCAATCTCTCGGACGTTGTAACCCGGCTCGATGTAGAGTTCATCCACGCCCAGCAGGTAAGTTTTGCGGACAGTGATGTTTGTTTCGTTGTCGTCTTTGTTTTTATAAACCTGAAGTAAATTACTCATTGGTGTGTCAGCTCCCATGCCAGGGCAAAAATCAGACCGGTTATCATCAGGACCGCAGGACGTGCTCCACGGTAGAAATCTTCATTGCGCCGCCAGTGGCGCTGTATGGCTGCTTTCATCGGAAGTTACCCCTGCGGCAGAAAGGATCAGGACCAGGTCGAGGGTCTTTCTCTCTGGCCCTCTCGACACACAGGATTGCCTTGATTCGTGCCTTCTCGCGTAGCCCCGGCTTGAGTGTTGCCTCTTGGGCCTGATGCCAGACGTGCGCGGCTGGGTTCCATAAATTCCGCTCTTGAAGGCGATATGCCTCGTCACAAAGCGCAATGTATTTCTCATCACCCTCGCCTGCTGGCTCTGCGGTGTAGTAACGGGCTTCGGCATCACTCCAGATATCACCAACAGCAACCATCACTGGCAGAGATGCGCCAACAGTGCTGCGGGTGCGTCCGATTGCATTGGCAATCTGCGCAGGGGTCTGACCGGGAAAACTCATCAGGTGAGTCAGAATCAACGTTTCTGTGTTCATCATTCCCCCCGCCAGCCGTCTGGATGCGCATAATCAACACTCGCGGTTTGGTTAACATCACGCTGACCGCCAGTCTTTGGCAGGTCGTTGGCGCGCTCTTCCTTGACCGACAGGTAACAACGTTCGGTGATCAGGTAATCGAAATTCTTTTTGCGCCAGGTGCGGCCTGATGCGTTGTCAGCGCGGTTCTCACACATCCAGCGGCAGTGCTTCGCGATGTAACGCAGGTAAGCAATCCAACGGTCTTGCGTGAAATCGAATTTGCGCCAGAGGCTACGCAGCTTGTCGCGGCGTCCGGTTGTCAGCTCCAGCACTTTTGCCATCTCTGGCAGGATTTCGTGATAAGCCTCGATAACGGACTGGTAATCCATTTTTGGTTGCTGCTCGTCGGCTGGCGCAGCCAGTTGACCAACAGGTTTTTTACTTGATGGATCATGTTTTGAATTTACTGACGGATCGTCGCCAGATTCTGGCGGGTGAAAACCTGTGTTTTTGTCGGATTCTGGTGCATCAGATTTTGATGCGTCAGAAACTGATGCACCGGATTTTGACGCGTCAGATTTTGATGTGTCAGATTCTGATGCGTCAGATTCTGACAGGTGAAGCGCAGCAGCTTCGCGCAGCTTCTTAACGTTCAACTGGTACATGTTGGAGTTATTGCGGTTGCCCTTGCGGCGCGGCGTGGTGGTAAGCCAGCCTTCGCTTTCCAGCTTTCTCAGTGAGGTACGGACAGTGCTCGGGCCAGCGCCAATTTGACGGGCGATAGTCGCGATAGAAGGCCAGCAAAGCCCCTCATCGCTGGAGAAGTCAGCCAGGCGCGCCATGATGGCTACGCTGGTGATCTTCATCCCCGATGCGGCACATCCGTCCCAGACGTATGCAGATAATTTAACGCTCATCCCTGACCCCTATTTCCCTGAAGTAACGCTGGAACTGGTCAAGAGGGCTGAAGCACTCGCCATGTTCGTAGTTTTCGCGAAGGTAGATAACCCGGTTTGATTCAGGCTCCCAGCGGATGACTTTGACGGGAACGCCCCGCTTGTCGGTAAATCGTCGGTCGAGGATTCGCAATGCTCTGTCTCCGGCTTACGATAAAAATCATTCCACTCGGTCTGAACTACCATCATGCTCACTTCCTGGTAGTTGCCGGGTCCACCAGCAGCGGGTAATCTCTGTTCAAACACCAGCGCACCAGCTACCAAACGGCAGCGAAATTGCACTGATGGCTTATTTCTGCGTAAAATGTTCATGCGATTAACTCTCCATACCAGTTGATTTACTCGCAAACCGACGCCTGGGGCTGCAACCTCGGGCGTCAACCTTTCTGACGCTGTCAAAACTTTCATCACGCCTCCGGCGACTCAAAATGCATTCCCGCCATCTCTGCTTTGCGATTGCTCGCTACAAACATATCCACCGAATGATCCGAGACACCCACGCCATAGAGCGCAAGAAAGCCCATAAAGCCGTGAATCTGATGACGGATTTTTTTGTTAAAAAGCTCGGAAAGGGTTTTGCGTTCGTGGTTGTCGATCACACCATCTGACACGGCTGCAAGTTTGGCGGTCGCAAGCTCACCAGCGGCTGCACTGGTTTTCAGTTCGATGTCAAAGAGATCAACCTTGTCCACGTTCTGCACTGATGAGATGTCCACCAGCGTCAGGCGACGACGAGCGGCAAAGTATTCAGCCAGGTGGTTAGTGCGCGACAGGTCTTCCATCTTCATCAGCTCATCAACCGTGAAAAAACGACTCTGGCACTTTCGGTAAAGGTGGTTGTGAAACTGATCAATGGACATGCCTAAGCCTTTAGCCATGCCCAATCGGCCAGCGGGGTGAGCTTTGCACATCAGGCGGATTGCTGTTTTAAGTGTGTCTACCATTTCGGTTTTCCTTTGGTAGTTACTGGGTTTGTTAGAGTTGTTTAACATCAGCCACACCATCAGATGGGCTTGGATACAAATCGGGCCTAAGTTCATGAGGTGTCACACCAGTGATCTGGAAGATGCTGATGACTCGCTCAGCAGGTACTACCCCTGATGAGCGGCTCTGCCAGTAACTTACAGTCATTGGAGATACACCAAGTTTCAGAGCCAAAGCGCGCGCGGAACCTGCCGCTTTAATCGCTTTGTTCAAAGCTTCCATTATTCATCTCCGGTTTATATTTGACAGGAACATTAAACAATAAGTTTACAGTGCAGTCAACTATGTGTTTATTCCCCTATGTAAACAGAACGTTTACAATCGAGTTTTGAATATGAACAGTGCGATACCACTTATGAGTAAGGCGACGACAAGGCTGGATGAGCTGCTGAAGGCTGCAAATTTGAGTAAAGCGGACCTTGCGAGGATTGCGGGGGTTTCACCTCAAGCGGTTAATAACTGGTTTAAGCGCGGAGAAATTGGTAAAGATTCGGCCATAAAAATTTCGGCGGCTACGGGTTTGGATTTATCCTGGGTTCTTGGTGAAAGTGAGCAGATGTATTCAACACCACACCAGAAACCTGCAAACGAGGTTGAAGTAGTTGGCAACATCATGAATGGGGTTATCCCCGTTAAAGGTGATGCTGTTCTGGGCATGGATGGGCTTATTGATATGATGGAGTTTCACGCCGGTTGGCTTAGAATTTATAGCGATGACCGTGAAGCTTATGGCTTGAGGGTTCGAGGGGATAGCATGTGGCCCCGTATCCAATCAGGTGAGTTTGTAGTGATCGAACCAAACACGAAGGTTCACCCTGGTGATGAAGTATTCATTAGAACTTCAGATGGTCACAACATGATCAAGATTCTCAATTACAATCGCGCAGGTGATTACCAATTCACGAGCATAAACAACGATCATAAGCCCTTCACCTTACCAGTTAACCAAGTAGAAAAAATCCACTTTGTCTCAGGAATAATCAAAGCAACACGTTTTATTTCTGCCGATGACGTTGGCAAAGAATAGTCCCGAATCAATGAATAAACCGGCCAAGTGCCGGTTTTTTTATGCCTGAAGCCTGGCCCCTCGAAGTAAACAAAATATTTATCAACTCATAGTTGACTCATTTATAAACATATAGTTTAATCACCCTATCGAGCGATTTCTGAGGAACATCAGATGAAGATGGTAAAGAACATGGCGAACACCAGCCTGGCCGACTTACTCACCTTCCTGAGACTGTTCCCTGAGGCTGAGCTGATTTGTGATGGTGATCTGTGTGTAGTGACGGTGGAGTGTTAGGCGCTTTGAGCAAGTAGTTGTTTGGCGGTTTCTCTGGTGATTGCTCTGGTTTAACCGCCCCTTTTTTCACAACGACAAGGGCATTTGCAAAACGGGTGTTTTCGAACGCTTTAGAGACGTGGAGTAAGTGCCCTTGATTTTTGTGGTAATTGAGTTCGTTTATAAATCAAAGAGGAATTTTCATGAAATTAAAGGCCCTGTTTCTCCTAGGTTTGCTGTCGTTTGGTAGCCAGGCTGAAACGTTTAATGTCAGTGCTATCAGCAACTGCATTTACCCACCGCTCAGTAATACCCAGATTCAAAAAGGTACCCCTATTCTGTTCAGTCTGAGTCAGGGTACTTACACCTTTTCTTTGTCATCTAACACCATGAACTGCCAGGGCGGCACTGGTTGCCCTATTGATCGTGTGTTTTTGCAAGGTGGTATGGGTAATGCGCGCTGGGGTGCAACAGTCAGCAGCTCACCGACTACCGTCACGGTTACACAGCCTACTGCAACATTCCAGGCTTTCATTAGTGACGATTCGTGTAGCAACAATGTGGGTAGCGCCACTATTCAGGCGACAAAAGTCAATTAAGCAGCAATCTCAGTTTTTGAATTAACTCGCCGCAAGGCGGGTTATTCAACAAAGGTAAGTCGCCGTGAAACATTCCGGCACACAACAGGCAAGAGCATTGGCCGATGGCGGGTATAGCGCCTGAAGCACCCTGACAGTGCTCTTACCGTTGTGGTGAATGCGGCTCAGCGCTCGCGGTAAAACTGACAATCACCTTAGTATCAGGTGCGTCAATACTATCAGTCACCGCCCTGCACTTTGTCAGCTTACACAGGGCACCGGGAGGCACCCGGCACCACACATCCTTTCAGGTATGGAGTAGCGGCGGTGAGTGTTGCAGTGCTCACCTGCCAATTTGAATGAATCCCTTTTTGCTTTATTGCCAATACCGGCAAGGGATTCGTGCAACCAAAAAACGGTATGGAGAGATATATGCAGCATCCAAACGATCACATCGTTGTCGGGATTATCACCCTTCCCTACAGCATCATCCTGGGTGGCTGGGTTATGCCTGACGGCTCAATCATCAGCAACCCGCTGGCGGCACAGAAAGAAGCTGAACGCCTGAATAATGCTAACCGCACCATTCACTGAGGCCACCAGCATGCACAACACAAAATCAAACAGAGAAGTGGTTAAAGCTGCTCACGAATTTTCAAAGGCACTGACCGTTGAAACCGCACTGATCGACATCGCGAAGATGATTAGTGACCTCGCTACCCGTCTCGATGTCGCAAACACCCGCGCTAACGTCATGGCCGGTGAAGTCCTGCGACTTAATGCGCTGATTCCCGGCGCTATCAAAGCGCTCCAGTCTGTAGGTGATCATGACAGCCTCATCGCTGACCTTAACGAAGCGATGATCACCCCTACTTCAGACCTGTGGATTAAAGAGCTGAACGCTCAGGCAGTCGGGCAAACGCATAAATACGTCCAGCTCCGGGCAAACCACCAGCAGCCAGGTGTTTCGCACTGCCTCAATCTCATCTCCCAACTGGAGATGGACCTGTTACGCGCCAATCAGCCAACTGAGGTCCACTGATGCCTACCAAATGCAACTGCCTGGATCAGGCAAATGAAAAGCTACACGCGCATCTGATGGAAGGCGTCCCGGAAGGCAGTGAATTAGGTTCTTCATGGGATGGGTGTGGTTGGGACAACCAAGTTATGTCATTCGGAAAGAATTCCGGGGTACATGTCATGCTCAGGTACCGACTTGCTTATCGCCTGAAAAAGAAAAACGGGGAGTTGGCTAAGAATTTCACCCGTAAAGAGTGCTCGCTGAAAATGACGTATTGCCCGCTGTGCGGCAACAAGTTGGAGGGTGATGAGTGATTAAGCTGAAAATGTTTACGCTTGATGGCCCTACCATCATTGAAACCAACGCTGTGACGCAATTTAGCCCTGATTCTGCTCGTGGCGGCAATTACACCAGGATTGAAACGGTTGATGCTGACGGTTCCTTTTCCGAAGTGGTAGTTAAACATGATTTCCACCAGGTAACTCAGGCATTAGCTAACGCATGGTCGATGGAAGAAAAGGCGGTGAACCATGCGTGACCACGAATTCTATCGCAAGGAATGGATGACCGAGGACCAGTTTTCATGCTTCCAGATGCTTTGCGACATTATGGGCGGTGGTAATCACTTGTGCGGAACGGTAAAGCCTTTTTCGCGTGGCATTGAACTCAACACTCGCAGTTTTAATGCAGCGACATTTGATTTTGATGGGCTGACTAAGGCGGTGATTTTGGCGCACGACCGCTGTATTCGCTTTGAAATTTGCCCGTCCGGACCCGGCATGGTGAAGCTGGTTCTGTTTAAAAGGCAGCGGGAAGGCAGAATGTTTGAACGCCACCCAACCATTGAGGAAGCGATAGCAAAACATCGGGAGGTGGACCATGCGTGAACGCGGAATGATTTTCAACGCCGACATGGTTCGGGCAGTTCTGAACGGCAGCAAGACGCAGACGCGCCGGTTGATTGACTGGCGGCGCACTACTCGCGCTACTGAAATTGCGGAGCGTGATGATGGTAGCAACTGGCCGTGGTCAGAAGATTGTGAGAATGGCGGTGATTATTGGCATGCCTGCCCGTTCGGTGCAGTAGGTGATCGCCTGTGGGTGCGTGAGACGTTCGGATTTGAAATCCGCTCAGTTGGCGGCGCACCTCATGAACAGCTTGTTTATCGCGCATCTAAGCCTGACGCGGTGCGTTTGTATGACTGCAACGGCAAGCCGCACCCGATGAAATGGACGCCATCACTTCATATGCGCCGCAAATATTCCCGCATAACGCTGGAGATTACCGGCGTTCGTGTGGAGCGGTTGCGTGATATGACGGAGCGGGACGCAATTGCTGAAGGTTGCTTAGGTGGTCATGACTCAATTCCCGGTTACATGTACAGCGCTACACCTCATGAGCACTTTCATCACGTATGGGAATCCATCTACGGAGAGGAAAGCTGGCAGGCTAACCCTTGGGTGTGGGTTATTGAGTTTAAGCGTGTGGAGGGTGGCAGCCATGATTAAGGGGGATTTGATCAGTTGCCAGCGTTACATCAACAGGGCAAAGGTTTTAGACAAAGCCTCCCGGTTTAAGCGCTTCATTGTGGCTGTATATCCAATTGTGTTGCGCGGAAAGCAATACACCGTCTTGATGGACGGGCATCACAACTATGCTGCTGCGAAACTCGTTGGGGCCACTCCCGATTATCGACCTGTCGGAAAGAAAGCATTGCGGATTCTTAATGCGATGCCTGAGAAAGAGCGGGAAGCCCACTTCATCAACAACATCACGGACAGCCATTACTATTTTGTTGAAACCGGGGAAGTGGTTGAGGATTTAGTGTTACCGGATACCTCTTATCCCCTTGCGGTGCATGTAAATAATCAGTGGGTGCTCGGTCATGGCTAAGTCACCCGCAGAACGCAAACAGGAACAGCGCGCACGTCAGGCCACTGCCGGTGATAAGAAACTTGAGCTTGTGCTCGATAATCAGGAACTCGAAATGCTGGCGCAGAATTGCGCCGGTCGTCGCCCTGGGCGTGAACCATATGAGCTGTATGAGTACATCACCACGCTTATTCGTATCGATAACGCCCAACTTAATCAACAGGTGGCAGAACTGAATAAACGTAATTGTGGCCGCTGTGGTGATCAGTTGCCGGTTACTGAATGTTGCTTTAGAGGTGAAAACGCTTGCTGGCTAACTCGCGGCTGGCATGAATTGAAATTAAAAATACCATCGTGACATGTCACGATAATTACTTCCCTGTTGCAGCAGGTCAGGTATGGAGAGATGGGTATGCAGACTAACGATATAATTTCTGATGCTGACATTGAACAAATCACCGGGTACAAAATCCCGTCTAAGCAATGCCAGTGCCTAAAGCAAGCCGGGGTTTTCTTCGTGGTTCGCCGCGATGGACGTCCACGCACGACCTGGCAACATTTCAACGATCCCATCACTCACCGTAAGACAGTGATGCCGGATGCATTCGAACCTAATTTTGGGGCACTCGACTAATGGCCCGTACCAGAAAAAATAAAGAAGACAGTTGGATGCCGCCCCGTGTTTACCGGGGCAAGTCTGCGTTTGAGTTCCACCCAAAGAATGGTGGTGCAATCAGGCTTTGCAGCTTTGATGCTCCCCAGTCTCAGGTATGGGCAGCATACGAAGCGCTTTTGAACGAATTGCCAGATGACAGCCTTGTTGCTGCTCTCGCTGATCGTTTCTTCAAGTCAGCCGATTTCTTTGAGCTGGCACCGGAGACACAGAAGGATTACAGAAAATATTCTAAAAGTGTCTTAGCTGTTTTCGGCGCGATGCCTTCTGATGCGGTTAAACCTGAGCACATCCGTAAATACATGGATAAGCGCGGCCTGAAAAGCCGCACCCAGGCTAACAGGGAGAAGGCTTTCATGTCGCGTATTTATCGTTGGGGTTATGAGCGCGGCATAGTTAAGCGCAACCCTACGAAAGGGGTAAAGCAGTTCAAAGAGAAGGCCCGTGATCGCTATGTGACAGATGCTGAATATGCTGCACTGTTTAGTGTTGCACCTGACGTTGTCCAGATTGCTATGGAGTTGGCTTATCTGTGCTGTGCTCGCCAGGGTGATGTTCTCGAAATGAAGAAAAGCCAATTGATTGACGAGGGGATATTAATCAAACAGAGCAAAACTTCAGTGTCTCAGATTAAGGGCTGGTCTCCGCGCCTTGAGAAAATTATCAAAGATGCTTCATGCCTGCCGTTAAAAACCGGGATGAGTAGCATTTATGTGATCCACCAGCCATCAGGTGCGAAATATACCCGTGATGGCTTTAACAGCCGCTGGCTGAAAGCGAAGAAGGAAGCAAAAGAGAAGTTTCCAGAGATGACCTTCGATTTCACTTTCCACGATCTAAAGGCCAAGGGCATTTCGGATTTGGATGGGAATTTATATGAGAAGCAGGCGATATCGGGGCATAAAAATGTTGAGCAAACTGCTCGCTACAATCGCAAGATTGCAGTTGTCCCTGTGGTCGGCGGTCAAAAATAG